TCAACCTTCAAAAATAGCGTATTGATCACGGCGCATGATCCAACGCACAGATACTTTTGTGGGCGCATTTGTAAAACGCCTGCGTTGGCGTGCAAGACCAGCCTCCATTTCAGTGCGTAAAATGGTATCGCCAGGTTGGATATTATATCCCTGTACCGTTGGCAAAGGCAGCGTATCTGGCCATGTAATATCAGACATTATCGATAGCTCCCTGCCGCAGGATTAAGGCCATAACGACGCTCCATCGTTGGCGCTAGACCTTCACCTCTTGAAACATTGCGCGACATTTTATTTTCAATCTCTTCAATGATAATATTCAAATCCATATTGCCGGCACCATCTCGGCTGACATCTGCACTGGCTTGAGCATTTGAGGCATTGTTCGTGACATTCACGGATACTTTGACCGCAGATTTAGAATGCAAAGCCCCACCGAGCATTTTCATTTGCCCGGGCGTAAAGACAGCTTCCCCTTGTTTGGCGATAATCGGCACTTCATTACCAACGATGCCACCCGTGTGAAAACGCGGCGCACCAGCAAAGACTGCTGGGTTGACTGCACGCATGCTCAAATGATCACTACCAATGACACCGCCAGTATGCGCCGAGGCTGTGGAGGCTGTTTCTGCACCTGACGGAGCGCCAAAGATTGAGCCTGCAACATCGCCTAAGAAACCACCCAGCGCACCGGCGAGTGGTTTTGTGATGCTGGATTGGATTTGCATCCGCACCATATCGGCGATGATAGAGTCAGCAAAAGATTTAAAATCTATTTTGCCTGTTGTTGCAAAACTCACCAGCGCATCTTCCATGCTTTTAAACATTGAGGTCACGCCACGTTCTGCCTTGCTCGCCATATCATCAGCTTCATCAATAACGCTTTGTAAACCGCGTTTGATGCCATCTTCCCAGCGCTTAGAATTTTGCAAATCCTCATCGCGGGCTTTAGCGATCATATCCTTATAAACAGCCTCAACCTGCGCACTGAATTCTTCATACCCAGCCGCCGTTTCATTCAAGCCAAGCATCGCCTCACTGCGCCATTCCTGCGCACGTTTTATGGCTCCGGCAAGTGTGGTGTCCAGCGCATTATATTTTTGGCGAACATCGTCGATCTTCCGCTCACGCTCTTGTTGCAGTTTATTGCTTTCACGAACTGAATTTTGATAGTTTTTCTCAGTTTCTTGTAAGGTGAAAACTTCTGATACCAGCGATTTAATCTGCGCTGCATATTCAGCTTGTTCCGCGCTTTGTCCTTGCGTGACTTCCAGTCCAAGACGGCGTAGTGCTTGATCCTGCTCATTGACAATCATCGCTCGACGCACGGCTGTTTCACCTTGCGCATGTGCATCGTTCAAACGGCTTAATGCCTGTTCCTCCGCCTGCAGTTCTTTAATCCGATCTGCAATACGCTTTCTCTCCGTATCAGATAATTCAGGAATAGTTGCTTTTGGGGTAACAGGTGTTTCGGGCGATGCAGGTGCATTCTGTGCTTTGGCTTTAGGGTTGCGAAGCTCATCCAGCGCAATGCCTGCTTTCTTAGCTGCACGTTCGGCAGCGAGCAAAGCAAAGACCTGTTCTTGTATTTCTTCTGCTTGCTCACCAAAGCTGGGATATTTTGTTGCCAGCTTAAATAAGGCTTCGGAGTATTCCTGCGCCGATATCTTTCCAGCATTGAATTGATTGCGAATGCCGCGCAACTCATGTTGCAAAGGTTTACCAAAACGTGAGAATTGATCCCAAAATCCACCGATGCCACCGAACTTTAATTCTTTCTGCAGATCGATAATGTTTTCGCGTGCCGTTTCTAATTGTTTGGTAAAACGATAAACACCTTCGCTCTCACTCAAAGCCTCGGTCATATCTTCCGCCGCCTTGGTTGTCTTACCCAATTCCTCCTTAATCTCTTTTAGCTCAACCGCATGATCTTTTGCTGCTTTTGCCGCCGCATCATGCCCTGATGCCAATTTTAAAATGGCGATACCCGTCAAAACAGCCAAACCCACAGGACCGCCCACCAGCATGAGGGCTGTTCGAAAACCAACCATCGCCAATGTTGCCAGCTTTGTCGCGGCTTCTACCGCCACAAGTCGAAGAGCAAATGCTGTAGACAGACTTGCCGCCATCCGAAGCCCAAATATCATGCCCGCATTGCCAATGATGGCAGCATTTAACATGGTAACTGCACCTGCCGCAGTGCGAGCAATCACAAGCCCGCCAATAGCAGTCACAGCCAAATCTGCATTCTCAATTAAAAAAGCAAGTCCATCTGCTGCTGTAGCAATGGCATTGCCTAATGTTGCACCTAATTCTCTGGCTGAATCTTGAACAGCCGGATTAGATAGCGTTTCCGTTAAAGTGCGATATCCATCGGTCACGCCAGATAAAAACCCGCCCATCGCAACAGAACGTTCAATTTCTAAAATCGCATTATTAAAGCGATTCATTTCAGCGCGGGCATTTTGTGATGCCTCCGGCACACCATCAGAAAAGGTACGACGAATTTCAGCGGCAAAGCGCGGCAAAAACTCATCGGACACGAGCTTGCCTTGCTCCAGCATTTTATCCAGCTCAGCCGTCGTGATGCCCATACCACGCGCCGCCAATTGAAACGCGCCATATAACCGATCCCCTAATTGCCCACGCAATTCTTCTGCCTGCACTTTACCCTTGGACATGATTTGCCCAATTGCTCGTAACGAACCACTGGTTTGGTCGACGGATAATTGCAAGACTGTTGAGGCCTCCGCAATCGCTGTGAAGATATCGCGTGTGGGCTGACCTTCTAAATTGGTGTCTTTAGAGGCAGCGGCAATCTGCATGTAGGACTTTGCTGTTTCCAGTAAATTTAATCCCAACCGTTCGGATTCCGCTTCCAAAAAGGCCATTTCCGATGCCGCGCCTTGGCTTGATCCAGTAATAGCCTCCAGCGCAGTGCTTAACCCCTGAAAAGCAACACCTGTTTCATTGACAGAGCGAGCCGATCTGATTATGCCGCCAACACCAGCATAAACGGCCACCAGTCCAGCAGCTTGGCGAAAGACAGAGTTAAGCGCACGCGCCGTTGTATCAACAGCCTTTAACCCAGCGCTCGCAGGTTTAGTGGAACGCTCAATCCGCTCAAAAGCCTTGCCACCACTATTGCCAATACGCTGAAAGGTTTGCTCAACCTTCTTGCCATCGACAACCGCTAAGCGGATGCTCATGTTTTTTTGCGATGAACGCATTTACTATTCCTTGTTTTTTATTATTGCTTTGGTTAGACCCGCGCTAATGGCTGGCAGAAGTTCTGCCATCGCATGTGTTGCGTAGCCGAGGGCTTGCGCGAGAATAAAAGCCTCTTGCAGAGGAAAAGCCCCTCTGATTTGAGGGCTAATCTGGCAGGCAATATCCCATGCCTGCCAACCATCTATCGTTTGCGGGGCGTTTTCTTCGAACGGGCAGTCTTTGCAGGTTTGGGGGCAGTTTTTGCAGTATTCTGCGCCGTCGCCGAAGTGCCATTCAGTGCGGCGCTCAAGTCTTTTTTTTCAGCATCAATCAGCTCCCGCACGCCTGTATATTGTTGAGAAAATGTAGCGGCAATAGACCAAAACCCAGTCATAAGCTCGTCAATTTTTTCAGGCGTTACAGGCGCAGGATCATTGCCATCAGCTTCGAGAACTCCCTCCCAATCAACAATGGCAGACCGCGCAAGACCACGTGCCAAGTATTCTTCGGCAAGCGCTTCACGGATTTCAGGGTTTTCAACATCTGGTAAATCATCAAGTGATGCGCCGATTTCTTTTCGCTTGCGGTATTCCTCACCAATATCGGTGAGGCGCTTGTTCATAAAGGCTCGCGCTGCATAAAAGATAGGACTTGTGCAGGGGCGCACCTTAACTCTGACCCCAAGCCCCAAATCCAGCCAATAACATTCTGTTTGAATATTGAGTTTTAACATTAATAGCTCTCCACATCGTTGATTAAGGTGATCGTGACCATGTTGCCCAGCAGAGCATCTTTTGCGCCTTGATAATCATAAGACGCTTCAATGCCACCGGGGCCTGAAATGGATCGTTTTGGTTTTGGCAAATACACTTCATGGCATTCAATAACCAGCTGATGATCCGCATCAATCGTATAAGCCAATTCCAAGTCAATGGGCGTACCAGAACGCGCCGCATCCATTAGCGTTGTATCTGCATAACGAACGGAGATATTTCCGCTTAACGCGGCAACGCCGGGATCAACCCCATCAATCTTGCCGTCATTACGAATTGTTTCGATACGCTCCAGATTGTTTGTGTAATTAAACGCAGCAGAACTAACATTCCCCAGCGCTTGACCACCTTGTTTGACCGAGCCTTGGAATTGTGAAAACCGCGTGTAATCAACTTCTTGTGGCGTCCCAGCGATGGTTACATTTTGCGCTGTTTCGCCCTGACCAATAAGACCAATTGTTGCCTGCGCTTCACCTGATCGTGCAAAATTAAGCGCAAGAGAGTTGGCACGCACGCCAGCAAATAATGGGAAGTCAGGAATTTCAGGAAGACCAAGTTCGACGGCCAAGCTCGGCAGGCTAAGCCCGCCCGATTTAAACTCGTGACTATATGGCCCAGCGCCAGTTGTTGTCGGCGCACCAAAAACAGCTTTGAGCCAATGCCCCATATTACGCAGATCAACTGGTACAACGATATCACCATCAACATTAATGACATCTTGATATGGCTGGGTTGGATCGCGTCCAAGGCCCAAGATATTTGATTCAATAAGCCCTTGTGCAGAGTCCAAATCACTGGACACAAACGGCACTAAATGAAAAGCCCCCGAGGCTGGGGGCGTTCCGTAAGTGGTTTCAAAACCAATAAGCATGCGGGCATTCCACCCATAAGCACGTGACATAGCATTTCTCCTTTATATTAGTGGGTTGGTTGTTGTGTATTCTAAATAAACAGGCACGACCGCCGCTTTAATGGTTGGTGCGCCCGAGGTTGTTTCGCTTAAAAATTCAGGCGATCCGATATGCAGGTAATCAACTGCGCCATTTAAATTCAGATTAAGCGCAAGCGTTTCTCCGATAGATTGTAGCAAGCTGTCCAAAGCTTCATCTCGCGCCTGCTGATCAGCTTCTTGTACCAATGCCTCAATCTCTGCCTGATGCATGTAATGATACCGTGTGGGGGAGAGCGTTACCTCTGGCTCGCCGACATCACCATCACGCACGATAATCAAACCCGCATCAGGTACTTTTGTGGGTAATGGAGCATTCCGCAAAACTTCCGCATCTGGCACATTATCTTTCAGGCATAAAAAAAGGCCCGCTAAGGCCTGTTCTCTTGTTGTTGTCATTTTATCAATCCTAATCTGGCCAGTTCTTTAAGATCAATCGAGGCAGTTTATCGAACCAGCGTTTGGCTTCCGAATCGAACTTAATCAGTTTTGGCAGTTTTACTTGAGGCACAAGCCAAAACATCACAACAGTTGAGAGCTTATTGCCAGTTTTCAGGTTACGCTTACCAGCTTTTCTAAATCCACGAAGCTCACCTGTTTTACGCGCATAAGAAGCCTGCACATTTTCCGCGACCAACAAAGACGGCCCATTGCGCCTGTAAACAAAACGAAGTTTTCCAAAACGATGCTCAGGAAAGTTACTCGGATTAATCCGTTTACCACCCACACCGCGTTTTGGCGCATTTGGCGTTGGTATCGCAAGCCACCAGCCATCTTTTGAACGAATAACTGTGCCTTCATCAAAACCTGCCATGATCTTGCTGGCCTTGGTGTAAACAAGCCCTGCAGCGCGGATAGAATTTTGTGAGCGCGGATATATGTCACCGCGCCATGTATTCGCCATTCTTTGCCCCAAGCCAGATGAATGAACCTGCCTGCGCATAGCAAGTTTTAAGCCTGTCGTTGTTTCTTTGATGCCCATGGTGACAGCTTTTTCTGCTGTCGCAAACTCTGCCTTCATATGTTTTTTAAGGTTACCTTCGATAGCTGCTTTAAGACGCATATGCTTCCATCCTTAGAATAATACCTTGCTGATCAAGCATAGGCTCGCCTTGCACTGTATAGATTTTCTCATCAATTTTGATCTGATAGATCGCTTTTCCAACCTCAATATCTAACGCTTTCACTTCAAATAAATCCGTTTCCGTATGAACATGTGTGTCCATGACATCAATGACTTTGTCGGGGAAACGATGAATAACCAATCCTTCGCCAGTTGTATTATCCTTAAAAGTGAAATGCGCCGCTTGCCCGAATTTAGCAAACAGCGCATCCACAGCTTTTAGGGCATTAGCTTTGAACGTCATCGCCACTATCCTCATCAGTTTCATTGTCAGCATCCCCGGCGCCAGCATTCTGATCAGCTTCTTGTTCTTTCAAGAAAACCTCCCACGCGGCATCACGTTGCTGAGCAGAAATATTAGCGTCGAGCAATACTTCCAGTGCATCAACATTGGGCTTTCCGCTTTTGCCGTAATCTTGAGATGGATCAAGGTCATGAATGACATCAACAATATCTTCCAAAGTTGGGACAGGCTTGGCTGGCACAGGTGGTTTTGCTGGCGCGGTTTTCGCCTCAGTTGATACTTTGTCATTAGAAGCAAAACCACGCTTTATAAGGCTTTTGGCTTCCTCTGTTTCAACATCCACAAACTTGCCAGGTAAGACTGATTTGCCATCCACATGTAATGTAATAAGAGCTTTAATTTTCATGATTAATCTCCCTTATCTTACTGTTGCACAAAATGATGCATTCGGACGGTAAGGCACAATCAGCGGTGCAGATTGCAACAACAACCAGCGCACAGCAGGATCTTCTTCTAACCAAGACTTAGAGAAGTATCGTTGCGCACGATAACCAGCTTTTTCATCTTGAATAACGCCATAACAACGCGTGCCTTCCAATTGACGAGGCGATCCAATAAGAACCGTGTAATCAGGCAGAAGTTTTTGCATCTGGTCGTTATCATCGACATAGCGATCATTATAAACCCAGAAATCAAGATCACCGATTGTACCGACATAACGTGCCAGCTCGTTCCCCTGACCAAAAGCAATGGGACCAAGACTGATATTGGCGCTATCACGCAAACGTCGAATATCTAAAAGCTTCTCAACTTTTGGATCAGTTTTGAAAACGCGCCATGCCAAGGTATCCATGATGACTGTGCGACCTGCCGCCCCAGATTTTTCCTGAATTTTGGCAACCCAATCTTCAAGATTATCAAGGGGACTGACATTGCTTTCACCCCAGCGCGAACTTCCAGCCAAAGCCACTGTTAATTCAGGATCGCGTCCAAAATCAACAACAACCGTTGGGTACTCTTCACCAGTCACTGTGATTTTACCTGTGCGCAAGGCTTCGGCGGCCATAACTTCTTCACGGCGCGTGAGGTTTTCAAGCTGCTTGTTGAGCGTACGGTTTAGATTGGCTTCCAAGCGTTGTCCCGCGCTAAGCGTTCCACCAATCTTTTCACCAATGGCACGTTTTAAAGGGCGTGATGGATCAAAGCGGCGCTTATCTTTTGCGTAGGCAGGTCTAAAGCTCTTTGTACTAAAGCCTTCATCATCGACAACTTTACCAGCAACCAGCGGCGACACGAAAGGTGTCAGGCGTGGTTTAGATTTGTCGATATCGAAGTGAATTTCTTCAGACTCTTCGGTTTGAACTTGTCCGAAAAATGAATCGAGCAAGAATGATGCAGGGCGATCCAAATGTTCGACCACTCGCGTGAGAATATGTGTATTAAAAATGTCGATAGACATGGCTTTTACCTCCTTTAGGCTGATTGGTTTTTGGCTAAAAATATGCTTTTGGCGCGAAGCGGCATGCGGATACTATCCAGCGTATGTCCTGCGCCTAACTCAAGAGCGTGTTCATTGAACTCTCCTGAGAAATAGACAACGGCTTGAACATCGTTACTGCTGGCAAAGACATCTTCCGCCAAAATAGCATCAGGCAATTCAGTGCCATCAGAGCTTGCCGAAGCACTTAAAGCGAACTTACCACTTGCTGTGATCCGCCCAAGGACAGCGCCCTTGGTTAAGTCTGCGCCAGCGGCGATTGTTACAATACGCTCGATGCGGGGATATTCTCCCGCGACCAAGTTGCAAGGCTTGTAACTGCCTTGATCTTTTAATCCTTCTGCATGTGTCATGGTTGGTTTCTCCTTTTGGGTTTAAGTTGCGGAAGCGATGCGGCTGGCGACGGTTTCAATGTCACCGGTACTCTCATCTGTATCGGGGGTGATTTCAGGGTTAGGAACGCCCGCCATTACACGCTCAAACGAGGTGGTGGCCGTTGTTTCTTCTTTTGGTGCATTGGCAAGCAGATGACTTGCATCAACAGCGCTGATTTCCGTTGAGAGCGCTATTTCTTGAGCCAACTGCTCACGGCCTTCGGCATGCTCACAGCTCAAAATATCTTTCAAGCGCTCACGTTCTTTCTTTGCACTATTGCTTTGGATTGTCGCGAGCAGATCAGGGTGATCTTTACTGAACGATTCAAGCGTTAAGGTTTCTGTTGTCATGGGTGGTTTCTCCTTTTGAGGTTGATGGGTTTCGGATACTAAAAAGCCCTCGCTCGACTTATGGTCGGGAGGGCTTGTTTCTTCTTTTTGAGAAAGCTCAGCGATGAGCCTTTCCAAACTTCCTATGCGATCAGCAAGGCCAGCATTAACAGCCAGCCCTCCAATCATGACATCACCGCCGCCAAAATTGGCCTGCACATCGGTGGCAGTAATATTTCTGTTACGTGCAACTGAGCTGATGAACACATCGGCCATGCTATCAATGCGCGTTTGTAATCTGGCTTTGCCTTCATCAGTGGCTGGATCAAGACGCTTATGAGGACTTTGTGAAGATACGATCTCAACAGCTCCAGCAGATTCTTTATCTAATTTACCGCGATAAATACCCACTACGCCGATAGACCCCAGCGCAGATGTTTCTGATACGACGATTTCATCAGCAGCAGAAGCCACCCAATATGCGCCAGATGCAGCATCACCTGATGCATAAGCAATAATTGGTTTTGTGCCACGCGCATCAAATATCATGCTGGCAAGCTCGGCAACGCCGTTCACTTCGCCGCCGGGAGAGTCAATATTCAGTATGATCGCTTTGATATGCGGGTTTTCAAGCGAGGCTATAAAATCCTTGGCAATCAGCTCATAACTTGAAGCGCCGCTAATCGAGGTAAAGATATTGGCATAGCGAAATAGAGGGCCAGTAACTGGGATAATAGCAACACCATCGCGCTCAGTGGCGTTATAGCTGTTTTGTAAATCGCGCCCTAATTTTGCCGCCACAGCTTCGGGACTTTCATTCTCACGCGCGGCAACTTCCAAAATTGTGTGCAGAGCCGTTTCAGTGATGGCCCATGGGTCACCTGTTATCTTGTTCCAGATTCTCATCGTTTTCCTCCTTCGTGTTGTCGTCTAAAGTGTTCAAAATGCTGTTTGCATCATTAATTGTTAAGCCAAGCTCGGTGATTTTCGCTTTCTCACGTGCAAGCTGTTCGAGAACTTCCTCCCAATCCAATCCTTGAGAGGCACATTCATCTTCCAGCGTTGAAAGCCCAATTTGCATACGAAGATGCGCTGCTTTGGCTTCTTTGACAGGATCAACCCACCCGCGACCGGGACCAATCCATTTACAACGTGTCCATGCCGCCTTGCGTTCATAAAAATCAGGCGCATCAATGCGGCCTTTGTTGATGGCTTCTTCAAGCCACAACTCATAAACAGGCCTTGCCCAATAGGTGGAGAGCCACTGCCGTTGAGCGTTGAAATAGCGCCATGCCTCTAACAATGCGGCGCGTGCGCTTGAATAATTGGTTTTTGAAAAATCCTTCATCAATAATTCAAAAGGAATATTTAGCCCCGCACCAATATGACGCAGGATATTTTCAACAAACTGGCCATATCCATTATTGGGACGGCTGGGCGTAAATGGCGCGACCTTATCACCCGGGAAGATCGGGATTATTGATCCGCCTTGTAGCTTCACATCCCATTCATTACGCGCGGCAATATAATCATCAGTCGAGCCACCAAACATTTCACCAATAGATTCACCATCCAGTGGTGTTTCAATAAAGGCTGCGATCATCGCATTGACCACCGCCGCCTGTAGTTCAGAGCGTTCATAATGATCCAGCATCTTAAACATGGGCATGATACTGCTGAGCAGTGGTTTGCCGCGATGTTGGCCAGTGCGTTCTTTGTCATGGATGTGCAGAACGCGTTTGCGACCAAAAGCTGTTCTGACAGGAATGCGTTGCCAATCTTGCTCACTCCCACCACCAGCGCCCAGATACGCATCACCGGGATGGTTTTTGCGAATATGATAGGCACGCGGTGCGCCATAAGCATCAATTTCAATACCAGCTCTAAGCGTTTTGTCGTCTTGCTTTCCAATGGGATTGCTTAAACGATCCGCTTCTACAAGCTGGATGGTGGTTGCAAAATCATTCCCGCGCCTATCCAGCCATAGCGGCAATGCCAGCGCTTCACCGTTAATCAGGCTTGAGCGAAAAACGAGGCTTGTTAACCCAGCAAAGTTCAAACTATTGGCAGCATCACAGGCCGTGCTTTCTGCCCATGCACGCCACTGCGATTCAACATCTCGCGCCCAATCATCTGCCCATGCTTTATCTTTTCCCAGCGCCTTATAATCTGGCGTTGCAGAAAGTCTTAAGCCAGTACCAACGACATTATCGCTAAGTGTTTGCATAGCTCCAGCCGCAACGCCGTGGTTTCGGGTGAGATCACGTGAGCGCGATACAAGCGTTGGCAACTCACCCAGCAAATCACTATCGGCAGATCCAAGTGGTGGCAACCAACTGGAAAGCTCCCGAGAACGATGTGATGCCGCGCGATGCGCCGTATCACTCGCCTTCAAAGGATTGCCCGAACTATCTAATAATTGAACCATATTTTATAACCCTTAAAAGCTGGTGCGGATAATGCCACGGCGTGATTTACCACTTTTCTTGGCAATGTCCTGCTTCAGCTCATTGATGTAACGCTCAAGTCCAGCAATATTGGCTTGGCTGTATGTTGTTGCGCCATAACCATGTAGGCTCACTGTTATTTCTTGCGTACCAGTCAGTAATTTATGGCGAGCCTCTTTTGCCTGAAGCAATCGGGCTTCAAGCTCTAGCAATGTTTCAGACATGTTATGTTTCCTTATAAATATGGATCGTCAGATTTAACGGCTTTGCGTTGCGTAAACCGCGATTTAGGTTTTTCAGGCTCGCGTGGTGCGCTCCTTGTTTCAGTTGTCACTGGCATCTCAACGCCGCGTGCTGGGATATTTGCTTTCATACCCAGCGCTTCTTCCAATCGTCTCCAGCGATAATCAGACATTCTATCCAAGCCATAGATGCTTGCCGCCGCGCGTGCGTAAACACGGCAATCCAAAGCCTCGTTGTTGCGACTTGGATCTTTCTCCCACGTAGCTTTTGGAAAGCCTTTGTGAATCCGAATAACGCGGCGCTCTGCCGTAAGTTGTTTAAAATACTCTTCGCCATATTGCGGGAAGTGACAACTTCCCGGTGGAAACGCTACACCATCAGCCTGCGCTTCTTGTGTTGGCCATTCCAATTTTAACCAGCGATAAAGCTCCATCTTTGCCACTGGCCCCGATACATTCCAAACACGCAAACCCCGGCGTTTACCGCCAGCGTCTGCTTTTGAAACGCTCAAGATCAACGCTGTATCCCGCGCTTGCCCTTTAACAGCCACCGCAGTGCGTGTTTGGCTAGCACGTGCGCCAGACCCGCCCCAGACTGCCTGCGGATGATTTTTGACAAAGGCATAAACATCTTGCGTCGCATACCCAGAATCCACCGCCATAACGCGGATCGGCATGCTATGACCACTGGCATGTGGCCAATCCTTTTGCAAAACTTCACTATCAAGGCGTTGCCATGTTTCTGGTCGCGCTGTATCACCATCGATGATGATATAATCAACAGACCAGCTTTCTTTACCGCGACCCCATGCCACAACCTCACATTCAAGGCGGTCTTTTTGTACATCAACGCCAGCGGTTAAAAACAAGCCTTCTTTCGGCACAATGCTTTGAGAAAAACTCTCTCGGCGCTCGTATAATCGTTGCCATTCTGGCGCTTCGGAGGATTCCTCGTAAGGCTCTCCTAAGACCGTATTTACAAACCCTTTCATGAGATCAGGGTTACGTTTTGCCTCCTCAAACAACACCGCAGCGTCAGACCAAGAAAACCAGCCAACTGGGCTGTACAATGATGATAGGTGAAAACCGACCGTACCATCGGCGCTTTCGGCAGTGGCCCGCCATTCACCTTTAGACAACATGTGTGTCTTATCCGAATTATGCATGAGATGACCACACTCAGCGCAGGCATATTGCGCCTCATGCGGTGATCCTTCTGGCCAACGCAGTTGCGTGAATTGCAACGGCTGGAAATGGTCACATTTGGTGCATGGTACAAAGAAGTACCGCTGATCGCTTTTTTCAAACTCACGTTGCACCCGCGATATTCCTTTAATCGTTGGCGTACTCACCATAAAAATCTTTCGGCGATGCCTAAATGTTGCGGAGCGTCGCTCTGCCAATAAAATTGGATCTCCTTCATTGCCAACATCGCCGGGATAAGCATCAATCTCATCCATAAACAAATACCGTGCGGGCATGGATCGTAACCCCGCTGCCGAATTCGCACCCGTCATAATCAAGACACCGCCTTGAAAATCTTTGCTCAAAATAGTGTTGCCACTATCGCGCTCGCGGGCGGGTCTCACACGTTCCAACAATTCAGGAACATCGAGCAATAGAGGATCAATCCGTTGCTTTGAATTACGCTTTGCCAAATCCACCGTAGGGGAGACCGCCATCATCGGTCCCGGGGCGATATGAATGATGTACCCAATCCAGTTATTGCCAGCCTCAGTGCCGCCGATCTGCGCACCTTTCATAAAGACAATGCGCTGCGCAGGATTGCTGGTTGAAAGCTGATCCATGATCTCTTTCAAATATGGTGTGCGCGACGTTTTCCAAAGCCCGGGTTCAGCTGATGATTTACCAGAGAGTAAGCGATATTTATCAGCCCATTCAGATACCAAGTAATATTCTTCAGGAACAAAACTCTTCAGATACGTGTTTTGAACAAACGCGCCGTCATGTTTTATAAGACCTGATTTAATCGAGTTTAAGTTTTCCCTCCCCAATGTCATTTAGATGCTCCCGCACATACTTTTCCAAAATTGTATGGAGAGCGTGTTCATCAACCTCCAACTCCTTTGCCATTAATGGTGAAATTCGTGCAGGCCAGTTCACCCAGCTATCTCGTACTTGCCTCCCTAATTTAAAGATTTGCGCTTTCACCATTTCCTTATTGATCAAATGTCCTTTTCTTTCCTGCAGGGCGAGCTGTGTAAGCTGAGCTTTGTAAAGCTCATGTGCTGTTTTGATTTTAATAAAGGACGGATGCCCTTGCGAGCTGCCATCATCTATATCTTTCCCTGACTCTTTGAGGACTTGATTCACATTCTGCGCGGCCTGTTCTGGGTCGTAATTGGGATCTTTAATAATGGGGCGCTGTTTTGATTTATCGGTGTTATCTTTCCATTCCTTATCAGCCTTTTTTGCGTTAATTGTGCCATCCTTATTCGGTGTAATACGCCCAGCCGTGATGGCCTTTCTAACCGCCTTATCGGTAACACCGCGATGGCGTGCATATGCTCTAATTGAAAGCCCCATAATTCCTCGCTTTTTTTGATCTATTCAACTTTACTTCGTCGTTTTTTGAAGCGTTCATGGTCCTGTTGATTAAGGTTAATTTTTAACAAAAGGAGCAAAAACCATGAAAACACCACAAACACAAAAACCAAACCAAAAAGCCCCCGAGACTGAGGTGGAAGCACCCAAAATCACCAAGAAAGCATTGGTGCAAAACCTCTTAGAATCCGAGAAAGGCACTACCATCGAAGAGATTGCCAAACAAACAGGATGGCAAAATCATACCGTGCGCGGGCATTTATCAACGATGAAGAAGAATGGTGCTGATATTATTAGTGAGCGGATTGACGGGGTCAGGCGTTATTTTTCTTTAGGTACAAAATAGTTTGTTTCAGCACTAGCACCATTCATAAAGGCTATTATACCTAATACGAATAATGTCGCCATAACTGGCGGGAAAATGGCAATGGCAAAGAAAGATGCAATGACAGTTACTATTGGCCATTTATCAAATGCTTTTGTAATGCCAACACGAATGAGGGCTTTTATAAAAAAATTCCATATAGAACAGGCACCTTTATTTAAATTTTTTAGAATGCCAGCAGAAGTTTTTTCTGCCTGATTGATAATTTTATTTTCAGGGCTGGCTAACTTTTCTTCGTTTTTCTTGAATTTTTTCCAGACCCAAAAAGAAAATACAAAGCTACAAATTAGCCCAATGGTCACAGGAATCCGATTTACTCCACCATGATGAGAGCAGGCACCTGATTTTCCAATGGAAGGAGAACTCCAGCCATCCATACAGGCTAACTCTGGAAGTAAAAAGCCTATAACAATATTAGATGTTATAAACGCTAAAACTGTATAAAATATTGGAGATCTAAACATGTGTACTTTCTATTTTTCTTCCATTATACAAAATTCCTCGCCAGTGTCCGCATGAATCGCTTTCTTCCCTGTAAATTCCTCCCAACGCTTCACAATCACATCGACATATTTCGGATCAAGCTCAATAAGACGAGAACGCCTGCCTGTTTTTTCACTGGCGATCATGGTTGAGCCAGAGCCACCAAAAGCGTCCAATACAATATCTTTGGTTTTGCTCGAATTTTGAATGGCACGCTCAACCAACTCAATAGGCTTCATCGTGGGGTGCAGATCATTTTTAACTGGCTTATTTACAAACCACACATCGCTTTGGGAACGATCACCGCACCAGAAATGTTTATTCGTATCTTTCCATCCATATAAAATAGGTTCGTATTGGCGCTGATAATCAGCACGCCCCAGCGTAAATGTATTTTTTGCCCAGATGATAAAAGTCGACCATTTTCCGCCAGCACCAACAAAAGCATCATAAAGCGTATGTAGCTCGGAAGAACTCATGCAAATATACATTGCGCCTTTGCAGGTCATCATCAAATTGGTGCAGACGTCATATAAAAAACCACCAAAGTCATCGCCGAGATTATCATTCTTAATTGGACGATTTGTACCGCGCATTTTATCTTTGGCGGAGTTGGCGTAATTCACATTATAAGGTGGGTCTGTGAAAACCATATCAGCCAGCTCATCACCAAGCAGGTTATTGTAGCTATTAATTTGCGTTGAATCGCCGCACAAAACTTTATGATCTCCGCAAATCCAAATATCACCTACAACACTGACTGGTTTTTCTGGTACTTCTGGCGCGGCATCTTCATCCGTTAAGCCAGCGTCATTATCATCCAATAAAAACTCTTCCAATTCAGATGTATCAAAGCCCAAAATATCGAGATCAAAATCAAGATCATCCAGCGCCGTTAACTCTTGGCGCAGAAGTGTTTCATCCCAACCAGCATTCTCCGCGATCTTATTATCGGCAATTACCAAGGCGCGGCGTTGTGTCTCATTTAAATGCTTGAGATGAATAACAGGCACAGTTTTTACACCCAGCATTTTTGCCGCCATTAAACGACCATGCCCCGCAATAATGATATTATCTTTGCCCAGCAGAATAGGATTCACAAAGCCAAATTCGGTCATGGAGTTGGCGATTTGCGCCACTTGCTGCTCTGAATGCGTCCGAGCATTGCCGATATAGGGCGTAAGCTCGTTCACAGAAATATGCTCGATTTTAAGCTCAAGATTTTGATTATCTGTCATGAAAGTTATTCTCCATTTCTTGTAGTTGTAAGAGTTGCCCACGCATAAGCGGCAGCCAATGGGACGACACCGTTTCCACAGGCTCGAATTCTGTCCACCCGATTGGCCAGCCCATCAGCCATTCGACAAATTGCGGGTTTAAGACTGGTTGGGATTTCGTCCCAATCTCCGTTTGACCCGGGTGGGAATGGTGCGATTTGATAACTGTCGACGTTAAACCCTTGCTTTGTTGCGAATTTCCCTTCAGGCGGTATTTCTGTTCCGACGCTATCGGTGTTGGCCAGTTGATCTGCTCTCTCAGATTGCTGGGGCGCGTTCTTCCTGCTCTCTGGCCGTTCGGCCCCATCAGTTTCTTCATTGCTTCGGGACTGCGTGATGGCAGATGATCCAATGTGTTCGGCGTTGCCCAATTCACAATCGAGACTTCCAGACGGCATTTGGGGTTGTTCGCCTCTATTTCCTTTTTGCATGGGCCATTCGCCGAGGACACCCTCACTGTTGGCCACATATGCTTCACTTGATCCCGAAGGCTCAATGGCATGCCCGCATCCAATCGTTCTTTGAATTTCTTGTAAGTGAGACAACCACCCATCGGCTCTGTCGCTTTCACGGTACGCCAAAATGAACAATCGCTCCCGTTTATGAGATGCACCGACTTCCGACGCTGAGAACAAGCCTGCCTTAACGCAGTAACCCAAGCTGGATAAGTCATCGTGGACTTGTTCAAACCCCAGTCGTAGATGTCCGGGTACGTTTTCAAAGAAACAGAGTCTTGGAGAGATTTCTTGAACCACGCGAAACACATCTGGCCAGAGATGTCTTGGGTCGTCTTTTCCTTTTTGTTTTCCAGCGACGCTGAAGGGTTGGCACGGATAACCCGCAGTGATGCAATCCACGAGGCCACGCCATGGCTTGCCATCGAAGGTGCGTAAATCCGTCCAAATAGGCGCTTCATCCATGGTTTTGTCTTCCATGCGCGTTGCCAAGATTTCGCACGCAAATGCTTCGATCTCGACAAAACAGACTGTTCGAGCATTTGGCTGCGCCATTCTAATGCCAAGGTCGAGTCCGCCAACGCCGGCGCACAGCGACAAAACTGAGAGGGAACGACTATCCAC